GATCAGCATGACGTGGGCGCCAGTCGCCTTTGACAGATTGTTGCACGAGGCAATCACTCGCCCCATGTCGGTCAAGCTGTTCTCGTCTCCGCCTCCCAGCGCGCGGGCCAGCGTGTCGATGATGATAAGCTTAGGCGCTTCCAACCCCTTCACGCCTTCGGCCAGGTCTTGCCAGCTCTCGCCAAGCAGGTCGAAAAGCTCCGTGCAGACCCATAGGCGGCTTTCGCCTCGGTCAGCTTTGAGGCTAGCCATTCGGTTCGGAACGCCGCCCTGGCCTTCCAGCGGGCAATAGATCACATCGCCAAGGTCGCACTGCTTCCAGCGCCAATTCTCACCTCGGCCAATTGCCCAACCAAGATCAAGCGCCCAGAAAGATTTGCCGACATTCGATGGGCCATAAACGACAGACAAGTCGCCTTCGCATAGCAGCCCCTCAACAAAGTCTCTGGCCTCATAGTTGAGTTCGATGGCGCTTGATGGGACCAGTCCGAAAGCCTTGCCCCTGCTCTCCTGCCCCACCGTGCCGGGAGACTTAACTTCCCGCGGCTTAATCCCGAGCTGCTGTTCAAGCCAGCGCGCGGCCTCTTGAAACGACAGGTCTTTGGCGGCCATGATAACGTCGCAAGCGCTCATGCCGTACCCACCACCGAAGTCGTAAATGCCCTGCGGGCTGATCTTCAATGATGGCTTGCGGTTCTCGACCGATTGCCCGGTGCTGCTCTGTCGCCAGGTCGGCACGCAATGCCAAAGGTCAGGGCCGCGCATGGTCAGATTGTAGAGGCCAGACTGCGGCAACCAATCACCGAGCCTAGACAAAGCCAGGTTGTTCAGGTCGCGCGCTGTTGTCTCTTTGGGCTGCTGTGCAGTGTTCTGCCAGCCGGCCAATTTTATACCCAGCACGGCAAGCATGTCTGTGAGCTTCTGGCAATGATCGCCAGTCAGTTCAGGCAGATCATCCTTCGACACATCGCATAAGGCGTCAGCCGTCAGCCAAATGTAGGGCTCGTTCGTCTCTGGGTGGATGGTCGGAGGCAATACACTCTGGGTTCCTTTGAGCAACAGCTCAACGACCGTCTTGCCTTCAGCGTCCACCCATTTGATGCGCGCAGTCTTGTTGATCTTAGTGCGGTAGTAGGCAGCAAAGCCCTTCTTTCCTCGACGTTTGCAGGGGCTTCCAGGCATGGCGGCTTTCACCGCGTCAATTACGTCCAGGTCGTCGGTGTCCACGTCCAGGGCGCACACATCATTGTGCAGCACGCATAGCCCAGCGTTCGGCCATTCAGACCATTCCTCGATCTGCTCATCTGTCGGCTGCGTATCGGCAAAGGTTTGCCAGCCATTCATAAACGACCAGCGCTTGCCGTCCCACTTACCAGGCACCTTGTGGCCGGGCATGCAAGGCAGAACGACATAGCCTTGGTCGAGATAATTGTCAGCTAGGTTGGCGAACATGTGGTTCCGGCTTGATTTGTGATTTGGCTTGTTCGCGTAGGTGATCGGTCGTGCCTTCAAAAATGATGGCGCAGAAGTCGAACCATTCTGTCTGTGTCAGTTCTCGCAGGTCATACTTGCCGATCATCTCCAAGTATTTCCCGCCGCGCTTCCCGCCTGCCGTAACTGCTTCCGGTTCGTTGAAGTGCAATTCCATGCGGCCAGCCAGGCGCAGTGTCTCTAGGCAATCCATGCTGCAAGCCTTCTCGGTGGGTGCGCGTTTGTTGGTGTTCCAGTCGCGAAGGGCGAAGCCAAAGCCTCGCCCCGCACGTTTACAGACTGCGCACGTCAATGCAGGTGCGCGCAGATAACCCCATCATCAGGGGAAGCGTCGTCGTCAGTCGCTCCAATGGCGTCCATAACGGCGCTGCCAAATTCCCAGACCAATTCAGCTCGATCTTCTTCTGGCATGGCGCTAAAAACTGCCGTGACCAAAGCAAACGCTTGGCCAACAGCGGCACGAGCGTTGATTCCTTTGCCATTGAGATTGTTCAGGGCTTCCTCAACAGGGCCGCCATGAACAATTGAGGCAATCCACTCTCTAGCATCGAACCGATCCTCTATTGCCACGGAGCGCCCCCACCAGTTACTTGCTGCGCATGTGCTTGAGACATTTGCTGCGGTGACTGTTGTTGTTGCTGTTGACCAAAGCCTTGTGGCGGTGGATTGACGCCGGTCATGTCGCGCTTAAATCCAGCCATTGTGTTGCGATCTTTTTCGCCGCTGGTGTCCAGATCAACAGAACCAACGAACTCTTTGTGCAACAGCTCGTCCGTGTCGTTGATGCCTGGCAAGCCGCAGGCGTAAATCAGACCGGCCAAGCGGTCTCTGGCAAACGACTGAGCGTCAACGTTTGTGTGCCAAAGGTTCAGATTGTCCCAAACCTTGCGCCCTTTGCAGTCGCCGGCAATGATCTCAAACGTCAGCTCAAGATATTGATTGTTGGTTTTGGAAGTTTTCTGCTTGCTGCCGACAAGAGCCATTTTGTAGTCGCCCTTTGGCACTGGCCCCATTGGCGCTTGCTGTTCGCCGCTTAGTGTGATTGCAACCATGATTTAGTTGTCCTGTTTCATTGAGTTGTTGAAGGCGTTGATGAAGGCCTGATAACCGTGACCAGGCACGATCTCGATGGCCCCTTTCATCCCGTAGCGGTTCTTCGCCTGGTAAGCAGGTGAAGGCTCTACGTTCAGAACTGTTTTGCCTGCCGTCCCGCGAGAGCGTTGCTTGCTGTCCTCGGTGACGTGAGCGAGCTGGTTCATAAAGCCCAGCACGTCGCAGGTCTCTCGAACCAGGGCCTCAGCGCGCTTGTGCAGGCGCATCTGATACTGGTCGTAGCTGTCGGTACGCGGATCGTTGAAGGTCCGAACGGCCTCATGGCCGATCAACACCACAGTCAGATTGCGCTTGTTGCGCAACATGGTGCAGGCCGTAAGAAATTGGCGCCAGAAGTCGTCAGCCTCGACATAGCCTCGGCCAAAGCCTGGCTTCTCGATGTTGCTCCACTTCTCGCGCTCGCAAACTGCGTCCCAAACCAAAGGCTCAAGGCGCGTCACGCTGTCGATAACGACTGTCTTGTAGTCATGCTCCTCATTGTAGAGGGCGCGCATAACGTCCATCAGATTGCTGAACCTGGTGAACAAGTCGGGGAAGGTGTCAACAGACAGAGACCCGGCACCTTGTTCTGTTTGCAAAAACAATGGCTTTGGAAATTCAGACGCGAATGTCGTCTTTCCAACGCCGCCAGGCCCGTAAATCGCAATGATAGGCGCTTGAATTTTGCTCTTGGTTACTTGTTGAAGGATACTCATAAACCCTGCCCTTGCTTGAATTTTCCGAAACCAGCGATCAGAAGGGCTTCAGCAAGATCATGGCTGTTCTTGCGCTTGAGAGCCCCTGCAATGTCTGGAAATTTTTTCTGAGCGAGGACGCGGCATTCGTCCTTATCCTTGCCCAGTCCCCAATGTTCTTTCCACGTTCGCGGAAGAACCTGGTTTGGCTCAACGCCAAGCGTGCTGATGCACGCCATGATCTGCCCGAGACCGAAGCCAAATCTGAAAGTCGAAACGCTTCCCTGCCGCGGCATGGGACCAACCTTCTCGATCCAGATTGAAACGTCTGGTTTGTCTAATAACGTGAACAAAGCACGAACGTCAACGCCTTTATCGGGAACAATCGGTAGTTTGTGGACACCATAGGTTCCATCTGGCGCAATAAGTGCGACCCCGCCCTTGCGGAATCCTGGATCAATTCCAGCGACCCAGCCCATCACTTCACCTCAATGAATGAAATGGGCGCACCCTCCTTTTCAAACGGTGCCAGATCGACACCGGATGCAATCAGAGCATCTTTGTCCAAGGTCTTTCGCCCTTTGCGCTTGGCAATGCGAACTGTGCAGTCAGGCAGAACAACCTTGTCAACGGCATGCTCTTGCAGTGTTCGACGAATGGCATCGTCAATCTCTTTGCGCGCCTGGTCGGCATCCTTCGATGCGCGAGCCAATTCAACGCGGTCTTTGACCATGCCTTCCAAGGCTTTCAATGCGTTCTCGCTGAAGTCAGGCTGGGTGACGTCAAACACGTCTGCATCGTAGGACCAGCAGTCCTTACGTGCCGGGCAATAAGAGCAGTCCCCGAAAGACCGCCCCTCGGCAGGTAGATCGGTCCATGTCTGGGCATCAAAAATCAAACCCGCGCGATCCTTGATCGACTGATACAGATCAGGGTCAAAGGAAACAAAGAACAATCCAATGTCGCTGAGCTGGCTCGGGTTGATATAAATGATGATTGCGCCGTCCGCGCGCTGGCCGAGGTCTCGGGCAATGCCCATGTTTGACACCACTTGCCAATAGTGCGCTCGCAAAGGGCGTTCGGGAATCACTGGGCGGCTTTTGCACTCTAGGACGTATCGCTGGCCTTCGTGAATGATCCACCCGTCAGGCGTGCCGCTGAGCTGTCCGTCGGGATGAATCAACGTCACCTGCTCTTGACCGACTGCCGACACGTCAAGACCTGCCGTCTGCAACGCTGGTGCAAACCAAGCGTCCTCGATCACGTCACCACGCTTCACAAATCCGTAATCTGTGGGCCGGTGCAATTCTTCCCCGACCAGTTTTTTATGCGCGACCAGCCGTAGGCATTTCCCAACCTCCGACGCGCCTACTGTTTTTGAGCGATCATGCGCCCAGTCTTTTTCGCGGCTCCCGTAGGCGTGGAGCGCCGACTCAATGCTTGAAAGAACAAGGCCTTGCTTGCTCTCCATATCTAAATTTGGCATAGGGTGATGTTGGTCCTTATGGGCCTATGGTGGTGGCGTTTTTCGCCGTTACTTTAGTGTGAAACTCGGCGGGTCTTAGTGCCCGCCTTTTTTTTGGCTATCACACCGGTCACCATTCGTCAACCTGGTCACATGTTGTTTTGTAGTGCACGGTTGACATTTTTTACAACCAAACCTAGATTCACAAGAGAACAGAAGGAACCATTCCACATGCCAAACATAATCCAACCAATGTCACCAACAGCAGAAAACGCCAACAGTCTCGGAGACTTAATCAAAATGGGGCTTGCTAAGCAGGGCCTCTCTCAACGAGCGTTAGCCGATCAAATCGGTCTTTCGCAACAGACAGTCAGCGCTTGGATCGGCGGGCGCTTCTCGCCGAGCGTAGAGCAACAATCATCACTAGCGTTGATACTGGATATTCCGCTTGAAGAATTTCAATCATTCAAAAAATCAAGCAGCGGGCCGATGAAATTCAGCGTTACGCCAGAGGGCGTGTTGTGGCGCGTTGCGATGGATAACGCCGTCGATCTTGAGTGCATGACTGCAATGGTCAAGGCCTACGACGAATTTCAAAAGAGGGTCAAAAATGGCTAGACGGTTAGACTGGAACAGCGTGCGCTTGGTTAAGGCCAAGCGCTCCAACAAGTGGGTGGCTGAGTTCCACCAGGACGGCAAACGCAAACAGCTTTCCACTGGCTTTGAAGATCGAAGCTGGGCCGAGAGATGGGTCGAGTCTGAGATTTTCAAAGGCCAGCCTGAGCTTACCGTCGGCGAATGTCTCAGCCGATACGAAGAAGATGTGGTCTTGCAGTCCAATGTACAACAAAGCGGGTGGCCATCGACCAAGCAAACCCTTCTCGATCACTTCGATAAAGATCGCCCAGTGTCGATGCTGAAAGCAACAGACTACACCCAGTACGCAAAATTATGCGCGCAAGGTCGCTACTCTCGGCGACCGCTAGCTAAGTCCACAATTGCATTGCGATTGCGATTGCTCAAAGCCGCAGTCAATCATTCCTTGAAGATGGGCTACCTAGAAGCAGCAAGCGCTCCGTCGCCCATTATCATGCCCGACTATCAGCACAAAGAGAAGCGGACCATTACGATAAAGGAATGGAGGCGCTTGGTCGAAATTGCTCAGGAGCAAGGGCGACGTGATATTGAGGCCTACTTGGTGATCGTCGGGAACACGGGAGCCAGAGCCAAGGTCATACTCGATCTGGAATGGCGCCAGGTGAACATGCAGGCCAAGGTCATAAACTTCCAGAAACCAGAGCGCCCAAAGACCAAGAAAAAGAACGCCTCTGCCCCCATGAGCAATGGCCTGTTCGAGTTTCTAAAAACCCGTGCCGGGCGAAATCCGCATGATCTGGTTGTTCAGCCCAACTTGCAAATCCCGACGCTCAACAAATGGCTGGAAAAGCATGCGCCAACAGGAACAACATCACATGTCCTGAGACACAGCTACATCACTTGGCAGTGCATGGCCGGCACACCGATCTATCTAATCTCACAGATCACAGGCAACAGCGTAAAGATGATTGAGACGGTCTACGCGCATTTCAATCCTGAAGATAGTGCAGCGCGACAAGCAGCAAACGCCTTGGCCGCAGAATAGGCAATTGGGCGCGCGCACCACACATACAACCACTTTTCACCACAAGGCAGAGGGCAACGAATCCAGCAAACAACACTATTTTGTGACGAATCGTCACAAATATTTCACTACTATACCAACGCTATTGACTGTAGCAGTCTGATTTTGCAGAGAAAAATATACAGTTTTGTTGTAATAAAACTTGTAGTTTTTTTCTAGTCAATAGCGATTATGACAGATAACGGAAAAATAATTGTGAGTCACCACATGTATTTTTTGTTTCTTGTCAGTTATTACCACCATTTACTACTTGTGAATAGTTGGTAATGTTGGTGTGGATATCTGCTAAATTTGTGACGATTTGCAAAATTCGTGACGGTCTGTGACGGTCGTCACGAGCAGATTTCGTCGTAGATTTTGTTGTGAGCAAGCACCTGGCGAAGCGTTTCGTCGGTGTCTTTTGACGAGGCAATTATGCGATTGAACGCCAGGCAAACGCTTGGCTCAGTCGCGTAGTTCGCCTCGTTTCTGCAATTCAGCCCGCAGCTCGTCAGGAGTAGCAGCGCGCAAAGAATCACGTATGCGCTTAGCCTTAGCAGCGTCATTGAGGGCGGCCCTTTGTTGCTGATTGCGGACGGCATAGACGCCAAGAGCGAATGCCCCCAGCGCCTTGCCAACAAAGCCAATCAGATCGACGATCTTGCCAATGAGGGCAACCATCAGCCAATCCGCTTGCTTGCCTTCACGCGGCCGTAAATGGCGCTCAGGCCAGCCACGCTCACGATGATCTGATAGGCCAGGTCAACGAGTTGCTGTTGGTCGGCGTCTGTCATGCTGAAGCCAAATGCGTTTGCCGCGGTCGCCAGGATAATGACGCCGCCGCTAAGAATTGTGGTGGACTCCCACCAAGCTTTCTTGTCGTTCATCTTAAACCTCTCGGATGCTCAGAAGTTGGTCTTTTGGGTATGAAGAAATGGTCACGCGGTCGCCCTGGTTCCCTCCCAGCACGAG